ATACTTTGCGGAACCGTGTTGGTGAAAGTCTGATTAGCAGACAGATTGAAGACGCTCGAAGAGGGTGAAACTCTCTGAGACGGCTCAGTCTGCTGCGAAATCAGCTCGATCTCGTAGTAAACCCAAAGCTGACCAATGGGGTCCGTGTTCGCGCAAGAAATTGTCGCGACCGTGAACGAAGCAGCGTCATACAATTGGAGATCGGAGCCGACGGGACCACAGCGAATTTTCTTCGCTTGGATACCATCATAGGCACGATTACAATTGAGGTCTAGAGAAATCTTCTCGTAGACCCGACCGTTTGACTGTGTCTCGAAAGTCGAGAGAGCAGCCAAGGTCTGTGGCGCTGAGTCCATTGGATCGTAGTCGAAAGCCAGGTAGACTGAACCTGCTGTGGTCGTTACGGCCTCAGCGGGAACATAAACTACTTGGAACTTCCGAACACGATGCTTCTCCCAACCAGTAGCTTGGCCAGAAAGCCAAGTGTAGATTGAGAGACCAGGGTTTACCTGGTACTTCGTCGCGCTGAAGCCGACGGAACCGGAGACGGTTGCGATCTGCTCATGCGCACGAACGACGCTCTTCCCGTTACTTGAGTGAATCTCAGGTGCACGGGACATAACACGCGTGGAAGAGGCCGCAGGGGTCTTGACTGTAAAAGTCGGGACGCCTTTGGCAGGAGTATTTAATTGCTTTTGCTTGTTCTTTGCCATCTTTTGAATGGATTCTATTTAGATTAATGGATTGATTTATTCTTTCTGTTATCTGTATGGGATTCCCGGATAAAGACGGGGACTGTTCATCATGAGCTCCCTCTAAACGGGGGTAAAGCCGTGCAGTCTCTCGGCATTCTGGTTAGCACGTAAGTATTTACACCGGCGTGCAACTTGACTCTAGGTATATAGATTTTTATTTGTATTTTCTTAGTCAAGCCGCACGCTGGAAACGTTTTGGTCTGTTTAAAGCTCACAACCCCAATTGATAGTTTTACGACATATCCAGGTCGGAGGACATCACACCCTGAGCGCCAATAACGGCGGACAGGGAGGGGGACGAACTGCGATCAGCAGGTCCGTCCAGTGACGCAGAAGACCCTCCGCTGACATCGGTTTTAACCGAAAGTCACGCCGGAGGCGGACGACGCGAACGAGACACTCCAGATCCAGACCTCTGGACTGGCGTTCCGCCCTCATGGCGCGAGTAGCGTAAGCAACTCGCTCCAACCAGGGATCGCGGAAGTCATCGTCATAGATGATGACTTCGTGCGAATTCGGAACATATTCACCGCTCACTCGAAGGGGATTCAACATCGCCTTCGAGCGAAGCGTGGATTCCAGGCTAAAGCCTGTGGTCCTGAATAGTGTCAGCGCGCTGTCGTTTACGAACATCGCAGCAACTATACGCTGTGCTCGAGTCACCCGTAATGTTGAAGGGGCGAACTCGATAGGGAAGCCATATCCTCCCAGGGAAACCGGGAGGTACCAATTAGGTGTAAACCACCTAAATGAATTGGTTTCCTTCTGCCACCGCTTGAAGGCGGTGGGCACTGCGCATAGGGACCAAGGACAGAGGCGAACCATCTGTCCAAGGTCCTTACCAATCTGCGTTGGTGTGACAGGACGATCTCCAGTCCTGAGGCTGGACTTGATATTGCTTCCCTTAACGAGACGCAAGTTCAAGTATCCGAACCGCCGCATCACACCAGAACGCCGAGAGAACAGCTGTGAGTTGATCATACAAGTATCGGAAGAGATGTAATTCTTCCCTTGCGAAACCTTGAAGCCGACTTCGGAGGAGGTCTGCTTAAAGATATTGATCAACTCAAGGGAACCCTTGAAGAGAATGTCGTCTCCGTTGACGAACGCGTTGTCAAAAATGACTTCGGCCCGCCTTCGGAATGACGCTCTCGTCTTCATCGGCTGTTGCGCGACCCAGCGGTCCAGAGATAACCTCAAGACTGCCAGGTTGATAACGCACAACAGCGGAAAAGACAGGGTATGACCCATAAGCTGTCCCTCGAACATTGGTAACTTCTCACCGATGAATTTCCCAGATCTATCATAGAATTTGAGAGATTCCTCGTCAGGGTAAATCATCTCGCCCATTGCTAATGAGTTATAAGCTAACTCATACAACGGGTGATCGTTAGGTACCCCCGAGAAGGCTGCGAGAGTGGCTGTGCGGAACAATAGATCCGTAGCAGCCTCGTAATCTCCCGAGCACCAAAACTCCTCGTGCACATTTACATCCATAGTTTGAATCCGTTTAGTAAGATCCGGAAGTAGCATAGTACTCCACTTGGTGTGCTTCCAAGCGTCCAACATCTCTCCTTGAAGTGGTTGCAAGGCCGTTGCCAAGTAACCATCATGGAGAGAGATGTTCCGAATCTTCCCTGGCTCGAATATCGAGACAAAACGGGTATCAAACAGACTCGCCCAATCATCCTCGCCGGAGAACATCTGCTGAGTGCAGTGTTCGAAAGCCTGTGTCCAGGTATCCTGTCGCCACTTATTCAAAGAAAGATTAAGTGATTGCAGCTTACTCAGACCGGGGTAAACCGTCGGAGCGAACGGCTCAAACAAACCTAACGCGCCACCATTCTTGATGGACGCTTGTAGGCAGGCCGAACCGCTAGGCATAAAGCGTTGTCCAGCTACTTTAGCTGACATATGGCCGAAGACACGACGCGCCATCCGCTTGACTCCAAAAGTTATGTCGTCAGACATTCTTGAGGAGCCTCGCGGAGAGCACAATCGTTGCTTCGACTTCTGAATCGCACGACGCACGTTAATCTCCGAGAGAGCAGTCCACATTTGTTTACTGCCCTTTTGGAGGGAGAAGAGAAACGAAAAGTCTCTCTTCGCCACGGCGCGCGCGATGAAGCGCTTACACCAACCGACAAACAGGGAGCCTGTCATCCAGGCCTCGCGAGGCGGTCTTTCGTCATCATGAAAGACCTGAGCAAGATAGGAATCAATCCAAAACTTGCAAAAGCTTTGTTCCCGGTGATCGTCCGTTTGATGAGAACGAATGATCAAGGCAGTTTTACGAATCGAATTAACGAATCGACGAAACTCCTTTTCCGAGAACAACTCCTTACGAGAACTCCTTCTGGCGCAAAAGCACCAGATGAAACTCTCTACGATCGATCTACTCGAAGAACTAAAGTTCTCCGACCTTGGACACACCATATCCAAGGTATTCAGTATGGTTGACTCGACAGAGAAAAGTTTCCCTGAAGAACAACTCATACTAGTAGCCACTGTACTACCAACAGACGTGTGGGTACTAGTGGGGGCACGGTTTTCTGCCCCCGGAGTGCGGTTTGATTGATTGATTTCGGTCATACTACG